AGAAGAAGTTCCTGTAGCTACCAAAGCCGCAGTACCAAGACCAATAACTGAGCTATTGGGAAGCCCTGTCGCATTGGTCAATACCCCCGAAGCTGGAGTACCTAAAGCGGGAGTGACAAATGTTGGGCTTGTAGCAAAAGTTAATGCGCCTGATCCAGTTTCATCAGTTACCGCGCTGGCAAGATTGGCCGAGGAAGATGTTGCCAGGAAGGTAGCGACACCTGTTGCAAGGCCAGTGATGTCACCAACTGCAACGGATGCTGCTGCTCCTGCAACAACCGCCGTACCGTCCTGTTTAAATACTGATACTCGAATAACACCAGCTAAATCTTTAGTCACATAAACTCTATCGCCAGCGGCACAGGTATAACTTACGCCTCCCATAATGTTCATGGTCGTAGCATGAAAAGTCATAGGCCATGCAGCAGAAGGGAGCAGTATCATCTGCTGACCCGCATTCATTGTTAGGCTTGTCGATTCAGTTGTGCCAGTAATGACTACTGTATTACCAGTTGCAGCAGTAAGGTCAACGGCGGTTGCCGAGGCTATATCAGCTCCAGCAGTTGTGGCGAGTGCATCAATGGCTTGTTTGACACGCAGGGGAGAAAAGATTTTCCCGCCCGTTTCTGTTCCAGCTTCAGCTTCAGCTTCAGTTGCAAGATCATAAACACCGGAAACTGAAATAAAATCTAGCGTACCTGACCCGTCCGTACTCAGAACAGTCAAAGCCGCCCCATCCGCAGTTGGATAAGCTAACCCGCCAGCGGTTAAATTCGTTGTTGCTAGAGTTGTAAGGCTTGAACTGCCTGACCCGGTGATATTACCCGCAACATCTCCGGTAACTGCACCTGTATGAGTTCCTGCGGAATTTCCGGTTAAATCTCCTGTAATATTTCCAGCGAAATTTGTAGTCGCTGTAACAACAGTGCCTTGCACCGCTCCGCTTGAAGTGACCGAAGTAGCAGCTAGAACGCCTGTGGTGAGCGAAGTAGGATTAATTCCGAGTTCAACAACAGTCGCAGAAGCATTCTCGGTGAAGAGTCTTTTATCGGCTACATTGACTGCAAGTTCGCCCTGAACCAGGTCGGAGCTAGTAGGAACGTCAGTTGCGGTACTGGAATTCTTGGTGACTATCGTAGGCATAGATCCCCCTAGTTATAAAAAAAAGGGGGGTAAATGAATACCCCCCAAAACTCAAGGGAGTTTTATGCATTTACTATAAGGTTGAATGCTGAATCTGGGCGGTATGCAACAGATCCAAATACCACATCGCCTGTGAGTAAGTCAGCCAACCACTCTTGCTTGTACTGAGTCTGAACCCTAACGTCTTGTTGCATAGAAAGAACGAGGGAAGATTCATGCAGAAGCATAGCTGCCTTCAATTCACCACCGGCTGAGTTTTGAGCAGCGGTTTCAGTGACAGGACAGTTAGTGCTAACCATAATATCGATACCATAAATGTTACCGATCTTGCCGTTATCGACACCACGACCATTTACAAAGTCGGAGCTTACATAACGGTCAATACCCATCATGGTTGATCTGGCGCTTGGCGGAATTACGAAATACCGCTTATCGAAAGGCACATCTGCATCATCCTGCTTCACAATCAAAGCGCGGAATCCTGCATCAGTAAGCAAATCGCCAACAACAACCTGGTCATGGGCGTAAACGGTTAAACCACCGGAAACATCAACGTAAAAAGACGCTGAATTTACAAAGGTCGTACCGCCACCATCACCCAGGCTTTTGCCTAAGTCATGTAAGTTGGTATCTACAACCTTCGATAGAGAATAGCCACAGTCATCAGTGTAAAATTCCTGAGCGGAAGCTAGTTCTTGCATTGCTGCAATATCCTCTAACAAACGAGAATATTCCCAATGTTGATCAATGACGATTGCTACGTTTGCAGCAGTATCATTCTGAATTGTGACGGCTGTGCCAGCAGCTTTAGCTACTGAACTGCCACGGCCAGGAGCGGGTACATTAATTGTATCGCCCTTCTTCCCGGTCATTGGCATTTGCTTAACAATGCCAGCCATTACGATCCGCGCCATAAATGCAGCTCGGACCTGATCGGACCAAAGTTCTGGAATGAACGTGGCCTGAGTTGTTACATTACTTGCCCCGCCTTGAGCGGGATATACGGATGTTGCCATGATGAATCACCTCAAAATAAGAAAATAAATTACTTGACCCGACCCTCTCGATACATCTTCTCGATTTGAGGATATAAACGCCGATAGCGGTCTGGATCATTCATTTTGAGATTAACTATGTCATCGCGTGAGATGGTTTTACCGGCAGAAGTTTCTGAAGAACCTTGAGCGTTGCCCGTTGCTGCTTTTCTAACCTGGGCTTTACGATCTTGATTCTTCAATGCTTCAACCTCCGGTGTTGGCTGGTTTATCGACTTATAAGCCGATAAAAGTTCATCCATAATTCCAACATCCATAGACTTCATGCCAGCGGAATAGCTCACGGTGCGACTTGGCGACTGTGCAATATAGTTTTTAAAATCATCCGTATTTAACAAAGCAGAAGCGTCTGGATGTCTGGCCTCAATTTCACGGGCCGCACCTTCAGCCCTCATTCGAGACAGTTCCTCTTGCTGCTGCTTTAATACTGGATGATCCTCAATACTTTGTTTAATAGCACTAGCCGGGTCACCGAAATAATCAATCTCTTTGGCTTTGGGTTGTTCAACTTGCAGTTGGCTGTCAACGTAACTTTTAGCGCCTTTCATAGCTTCTATTTCGCGTCGAACATCAGCGACTTCATTAGATTGCCTTCCGATCATAGACTTCTGATCGTCCAGCATTTTCTCTAAATCATCACGGCTCTTCGCGCCATAAGTGCTATTTATCGCCTCTGGTTGCCCCTCTTCCTGCGTTGGAGTTTCCAGCGCATCAATTGGGTCGTATTCAGGCTGCTCGGCTGCTTCTGCCTTTGCCATTATTTTCTCCTAATTAAGTTGTCCAAAAGGGCTTAAAATTAATCCGCAGGACCGTGGAGTTCGATTTCTCTGCGTTCTGCCTTTATTTTCTTCTGCCTACCTCTTGCCCATTTCATCGTGGCTCCTGGGAAGTCGCCGCTAATTACTTCAAGCACTGGCCCTGCATAAGAAACTAATCGAGTTGATAATTGCCGACAGTCGGGGCAATCAATTTGCATCACGGAATCGTCTATGAACATCTCTTCGATATGCCCATTAGGACATCCGAAATCATAAATCTTTCTGGTCATACAAACTTTCAACCTGATCCCTCAGTGAAGTGACTAAGGCGATGACATCCAGCTGCCCCTTGCGGAAGCGCAAATCATCGTTGTCTTTCGTCCATTGCACTGAATTTATGTTGACTCGATTTTCCTCAAGTTGATCTAAAAGGAACTTCCAGCCATCTGTCGTAAACATTTCAAACATTGCTTCACAATATTTTTCATCTTCAACGGACAGACTCATATTATTTTCACCGTAACACCCATATTAATATTCGTAAAGCATCATCATTTAACTAATGTTATCGGCTCATACTGATCTTGGTTTCTTCAATTCCGACCTTTTTCTCTTTGATTGCAGTTTCAGCAATTTTCAGCTTTAACTTATCATCCTTATCCAAATCACCTTCGGAGCGTGTAAGGTCGGCAATGGCCTCAATTCGGTCACTTTCGAGCTTAATTGGGACGGCAACAGTCTCAGCCTCAATCTTCTTAGCTCTGGCTTGTGACTCAGTTGCCTGGCCGACCAATGCAGCGGTTTGTCCCTGCGTAAACTCAAGCTGAGTCTGGGCGTTGACCTGTTCCATTTGCTGCTGCTGTGGATCGGGCTGCATAGATTGATCGATCATTGCATCAAGTTCTTCACGGTTTGAAAGAGCCATATTGTCAATAATTGACTTAATTAACGCAGGGTAAAGAGGATTGTCCTGGGGCATGGTTTGTAATAACTGAACCAATTGCGTGACTTCATACTCTCTTTGAAGAATTCCAAGACTAGATGTGACGGTAAAAACGAAATCTTCCACCGGATAATTCTCCGGGTCGTATTGCATATACCTACAAGCTGCCATTTTCACGAAAGGTATCAAAAAGCTCTGTTGAAAGTTCACCAGAGTGCGTTTTTGACGCTTTATGATGGCAGATAGCCCCATCGAGAGCGTAGAGGCAGCAGTATCGTTTAGATTCCCTGGCATAGCCGAATCGACAGCTCCAGTGGCCTGTTGAACCATCTGTT